CGACTCTTGACTACTGACGTTCCCTGTTTCTTCTTTCCTTGACCATTCATTTTGTTGTTTTGCTTTGCCATGAGATATATTTCATGCCCCGGGGGGGACCATTGCAGGGGGATCACGAAGTGGTCTCTTCTGTTATGTCTTCTCGTGCCTGGAAAATCTCATGGAGGTAGGACGCATCATCTTCATACCGAACACCGACAATATCCCTCTGCCGGTGCCATGCCGGACGGATGGACCAGGTACTGTTCTCCAACACCTTGTGCAGATAATTGGCGGGAAGAGGGGGGATACCACCTTCATCTTTCCGAGAAAGCTTGAATTGGTTCCACCTTCTTGCCCCAAAGATCTTCACATGTTTGTTGGAGGACAGGTCCTCAAACCATCGTCTCATTGCCATCAGCCGGAAACCCAGCCCACCATCCCTTTGATAGGGGTCCAGAATACCATCCACAGCTCTGGGTGGACCTATAGAGGAACCCAGAGGCAGAGGCCCAAAGCTGTACATCCCCTTGGTCAATTCAATCTGGATGTAGTCCTCGTAACGGTTACAGATCTTACTGAAACTATTACGAGTACCCTCCTGATAATTGAAAATACCAAGACGATGTGCATTCATCCACTGAAGTTGATTCTTAGTGTATGAGTGTTTGGGTGGGACAGGCGCACCAAAGGCACCATACTCAACAGGTCCATAGAAAGGGCCAGGAAACCCACGAAGAATGGGATAGTACTTCCGGAACATGGACAGATATTTATCATGTTCACCTGACTTCGCAAATCGGGTGAACTCTCTAAATAGCTGTGCCAGATGCTCCCAAGGAAGAATCTGTCTACCATTATTCAGGTCGACCTGACGATCTATGGGCATGTTGAGAAGACCCACATTCGGGACATCCAACGCAATCCATCTCTTCTGCATCTTAGAATACACACAGTACACGGAGTTAACCAACGCAAGGTCGGAGGAATAGTAGTTCTTCCCAAGGGAGAACTCCAATCCTACTACCCGAGTCGCGGCCTTCCAGCGCCGGTAGACATTCTTAGATGCAGGAAAGATAACATCATCACCATTTATTCTCATAAATGATGAACGAGGGACTGCCATACAGGAGGCGGCTCTGTTTATAATACAGAGTAATGGAAATGAGAGGATGTGGCCCATCATCTGACCACGAGTGATTGGGACGGGATCAGAACCCTTCAAGTCAAGGACAGAACGGGTAAGGGAATGTACCACAAGCTTGCGGAGGAATGCTTCAGCACAACTAGGGACAGATTCTGGTAATCTGAACCTAGTTCGTTCAAGCATAGCCTCAGCCGCTTCACGGGTATAAGTCAAGAAAATGTTGTCAGTGGCGGCTGAATAGTCTCCACTGACTACTTTCTCTCCCTTACTCAGCTGCATTGGGGCCAGTGCATCTTCTACACTGACACCCCCAATGAGCTGAAAGACTGGATGCTGGCGCATCTTCCCATGCCAGGCCTTCTGGACTGGTGTGAGGAGCTGGACCATCCACTCAGCTTTCGTTACTATCCGAACCTTGAGAGGTTCCGTCAAACCGGTTGCGCCTACCAGAATTGGTTTCCATTCCTCTTCTGGCAGGCCCAACTCCTCAATCGCCTCTTTGATCAGGTGTCGTAGCATTCTTTCCCAGAGGTAGTTCAGTGGACCATCAGACCCAAGATCAGTGTCTGTCAATCTAAATTGTTGGAGTACCTTCTTCACGATGGGGTCAGCCAGGAAACCTGATAGGGGAAAATCCCTTATGTAGGCCTGAAGACCTCCCTCCTGTCGAGAGTACTCATGACAAGCAGAAACACTGGGGGGAAATGGACGGCAGTAATCTGCCACCATTTCCTCACCAGGGGGACAGAACTCATCTAGGGTCCGCTGGATCTCAAGGAACATGCGTCGCTTACGAGGCAACACAGATGGCTCAGTCCGAGCAACTGACTTAGCAAAATCAGCCACCTTTTCCCTAACCATCTCCGCTGTGAAAGACGGAAACAAACGCTTGGAGTACAAGAGAAGTGCTCCTATGCGGTACTTCCTGGCCTTTCCGCCCCCTGTGACCCGATTCCGAATGAATTTGCGAAATTCATTCGAGATAAGGGAATAGGGGTTAAACCTCTGTTCTGGTGTGTCATCCCCAAGCATATGGGGCAGCCAAAAGGCTGTCCATGATTTGAGAATGGACATCAGTTCAGGGACGGAAGAGCTAGGAGGTACGGCACAGAGAACATTCTCGAACTTGTACCCCAAGAGTTGGAAGGAATCAATGAGTGCGTCGTTGGCTTTTCGCCAACAACCCTTAGCACTCAACCTTGCTACTTGGACTGGATCCCAAACCAGTTCAGGTAACAGTACGTGAAGGTCAGCGCTTGTTGGTGTGCTTCTCAGCACACGACGAGACCGCCTGTCTTTCGACAACTGGGGGGCACGACCCCCCGCAGTATGATGTGAGTTTTGTGCTCG